CCGTAAGCGTCTTTAGCGCAGTACACAACAGGGTAAACATCAGCAGATGTACCGCCTGTTGAAACCATAGAGCCTTTAGCACCGCCAGCATTTGCGATTGAGGTCAGAACAGGCGTCAGGATGTATCGAACATCCTCAACCTTGCCGATCTCGTAAGGCAGAGCTTTCATAGACCCGTACTGCTCGGTAGGCGTGAAGCCGGCCAAGCCACGAATGTCTGATTCAAGATCAGTGTGAGCGAAAGCAATGAATGCCGCCGCTACTGCCTCAGTGTTAAACTTCACCGAAGAAGAAAGCATAGAAGTCACTTTCTTGCCGCGATTGCCTTTGAGCTGTCGAGTGATAGCTCGCTGCTTGTTCAACGTGATGACGGTATTAACTGCATTACGCGCAGAGCCGTTAGCGTAGAACACGTTGGTTCCACCCTGGAGAACACCCCACATGAGGGTTTCAATTGTCTCCATAGCCTGCTCGCCACACATCATAGCGGCATCCTTCAGCACTGGATCTTCAGCCAGATCGTTTACAACGTCTGTGATCTCTACCACGTCACCGTACTGGTGCAAGGTGACTGATACGTCTTCATAGCCAAGTGCCTTAGCAGTAGGCGGTGAGCCTTCTGTCAAAGGTGTAGTGGCTACAGCCAACGGTACAGGGCGACGAAACTTAACGTTGTTCGCCTTGTTCTTTGGCATAGGCTTAGCCATACCAAACTTAGAAAGACACGCGATAGGTTCGGCGTGTGCCAACATTTCCTTCGCCGCATACGCATTAGTGCGCTGGCTAAGGTTCGAGTAAGTAGTAGTTGCCATGTTGATTTCTCCTGATTGGGGTCACTGATAGGCAAATTTAAGGTTCAATTCGACCGATCACCTCGCTCAATGAGGGAGTACAACGGCAACGCGGCTTACGCGGCGTTAGTTGTCCTACGTCACTTGCTTTGGTGTAGGTTCGGGTTTGTCCCGGTTGGTTATCGTCGCTCGTCTTGTTCTACAAAGTAGTCAAACGCGGCATCGAAATCGCTTTCTGGCGGCGTTATCTGCTGAGACCGACCTCCCCTTGATGGGACGTTCTGTGCTTGGCGAAGCTGCTTCTCTCGACGCTGCTTCAGTTCCGAGTTGTCCGGCTGAATTGCCGGGGCGTTCTCGTTCTTCCAGACGCGCAGTAAATATGCGGCGTCCCCTGCTTGCTCGCTTTCCATCATCTGCCTGACGTTATGCGGCTGTGTCGAAATCCAATGGTTAAATTCCGGCGAAGCGGCAATCACTTCCCAGTCGGGATGTTCTGCGGCAAGCATTGAATACTGTTGTTGCACATAGTTTTCGTGCAGCTGACCCTGTATTGGCTCAATCTGTTGCTTTAACGCGGCAACCTCTTGTGCATGGGCCTGCTTGGTTTGTTCTATTAAAGCCGTCATCCCTTCAGCAATATCGGGATAATCCTCTTTAACAGTCTTCCATCGATTGTCACTGATACCGGGATTAGCGGCCTGTGACGATCTGAGTCTCGCAATCTCTTCATCACGCTCTTTTAGCTGTCGCTGAAAGGCGTTCTGTCTACCTAGATCGGAGTTGTACTTGTGTCGCTCTCTTTGAAGCTCTTGACGCAAAGCGTCGATTTCAGAGGCACCCTGTGGTTCCGGGTCGTCTTCGGTTGGTTGGTCTACTTGCCCTTCGGCTTCGACTTCTTCTTCTTTTTCCCCTTCCCGTAGCTGTACATCGGCTTCTCCTGATTCGTCTAATGTCACTTCAACTTCAAACGCGGCTTCAGGCGTCGAACCACCCGCTAGCTCGTCAAAAGCATCCTCGAATGTTTGCTCTGCATTTTCTTCAGACATAAAAATCCCTAGCGGCTTTTACAAGCGGCCATAAAAAAAGAGCCGAAGCTCTTTGGTTAGTGGTGGTTAGTTAATGTCCGGTTGGCTTTCTACTAAGCCTTCCAGTTTCTCAAGTAACGCCAACGCACCGCGCTGACGGTCTGAGTCGCGATCGGCAATTAAAAAATCTATGCAGTCTTGTCGTTCCTCTGCGATAAATTTTTCAATGGCCCTCCAGGTTGCAGAATGACGGTCGATCATCCGAAGGTATCAAACCCGTTTGATATGTTGCGTGACCGCAGCTGAGCGTCCGTCAGACGCACATTAGTGGTAGCCGCAGCTTTATCTCGATCTGTCCTGATCTTTTCTGAGTCAATGGCAATCTTGGTTTGCAGCTGGTCACTGCTCATCTGGTACTTGTTCTTTAGCTGAGCTAACTGAATGCGCTCTTCAAGCTCTAGCTTCCTGCTCTCGAGCATCAGCTTGGCCTCTTCGATCTGACTCTTCATCATCATCTCAGCCTGACTTTGTTCTATGCCGGCCTGAGTCTTCTGAGCCTCTAACTGCAACTTCTGCGACTTCAGCTGAAGCTCTACTTGCGCGAGCTCCGCCTTCATCTGGTCAGCGCCGCCACCAGACTGCGCCTGCATTTGCTGCATTTGCATCATCTGCTCTTGCATTGCCTTCTGCTCTTCTTCCATCTCGGCAATTTCTTGATCGTCGAGCGTAATTTGGTCGTAGGGCAGCTCCAGTGATTTGGCGATTTCTCTGTCTAGCTCCGCCCAGTCTCTGCGCTTGGCAAACTCTGGCACCGACATTGACAGGTTAGAGTAAATCATCAGGTTCTCTTGTTGCTTCTCGCGAACCAGCAATGCACCCGACCCTCTGGCCTCAATGCTGAAGTCACCCTTCACATCAGAGCGATCGCTAAATTGCATATTCCAATCGTAAAAACGAGTAATCAGTGGCCGGGTAATGTCGTCGTCCCAGTTCTTTACCGCTTTACGCAGTACGATGTTGGAGCTGTTCATCAGCATCGCCATGCCGGAGCTGGTCTTGGTGGTGTGCTGTCCCATCTCACCCTGTGCGATTAATGGCAAGTTGGTCTCTTCGTCAGCAAGCTGTCGCGCCATACTGAAGATGTTTGCCAGTTCAGTCTGGTGGCTGGGCGTTGCAAACGAAGCAAATGCCTCTTGCACGGATCTTGTCTTGTCTCTGAGATACCAAATCTTTTTAGGCGTCATATCCCAAGACCCGTCAGCCGGGTACAGGAGCTCTTTGTTGATGACTAACTGGTCGGCTACTGATAGCCCTGCGTTGTCCATCATCATGCGCCACGAGGCGTTTATGACCTTCTGAGCGCTACGCATCAGGCAAGGCACACCAAAGCCAAAGATAGATGACTCGTCCTTCTCCCAGTTAAACACTGAGAATGGCCGCTCATCTGAGTCCATTGGATTCAGCGCTACCTTGATGACACGATCACCGGAGAAGAAAACGGTAGCCTCTACCTCGTCATCCAGCTCATCAATCTCTTCATCTTCGTAGCTGTCGTCGTCATCCGACATTCTCATCGCGTCAATAAGCTCTGACTTGGAGATTGGCCCGTGGTATTCCCATACCTCGTATTTATTGCCTTCGCCTACCGTATTAATCCCAGTAATGTTGCGGATGTCATCGGTAAAGTCTTTGGCAATGTGGCTGCTCTTTGCGCCTTGCTTGACGATCTCACGCAGCTGACTTACCAGCACTCCGGGTAACTGCGCCATATCGCGCAATTGCTTCTTGGACAGTCTGCGCCGCTCAAAGACAAACTCTGCTTCGCTGATCGTTTTAGCCGACATGTCTGGGTAAAAGTCCCAAGGGTCTATGCGCTCTACCGTTGGCTCAAGAGCCTCCACAATCTGCATCACAGACATACCGTCAGGCATGACATCCCAGCGCTTTTTAGTCCGGCCAATAATTACCGGGCCTTTCAGCACAGCTGTGCCTAACTGACACGCATCATGGATGATGTCCCGGGCTTTGATGTGGTATCGGGACTCAAGCAACTGGTCGTCAATTACGTCTTGCATTGCTACAGCCGAATCAGTGGCTTGGCTGTTTATTTGTCGCGCCATCTCAACCGTGTTGGCGTCTTGCTCGTTCTCCGGTGTTTGCTGACTTATAAAGTCCAGCTCTGGAACCGGAGTGGCGTAGATGCCGAAGTTTCTGTCGTCAGTCGGAAACAGCATGTCTTGTAAACGCGCTTCTGCGGCGTTTGTTTTGTTCCGTGTGATATTGACGAAGATTTCTGATCCTTTCGCTCTAGCGAGCTTTACGGCCTCGTCAGAGGCATATTCGCCGTGGTACTGGCGGATATCATCAAGCCATCGCTGCTCAATTTGGTTGCGCTTGGCTACTTGCTCAGACGCTAGACGATTAAGCCGGGAAGCAAAAACGTGTAGGCGCTCAGCAACTTCCAGCTCATGCTCTTCCGCATCCTGCGGATTCATGGCTTCGTCGCTGTAACCGTCCATCTCTTCTTCCATTTAGATCCCTTAGTACCCGGCAACCTTGTCAACTACTGAAGGCTGCTCAACGATTTCGATTTCATAGCGCGTTAGTGGCTCAGCAAAGGTCAACGCCAGTGCATCCGCGCAATCCGTAGAGCGATAACCACGCTTCTTTATGTCATCCTTGCTTTCCAACTTGCGCCGAGAGTTAGAGTCATACTTGTACTGCGGGGCGCATAAATCAGTGTGCAAATCATCCCTGTCGGGAATCATTACTGGTGCGTCACCATCTAGCCAATCCCGCATCAACCACCACATTTCTGCCCGGCGGTTTATAAACTTCTGCGGGTCTAGGGCAGAGCTACCAAAGTTAATTGAGGCGACTACATCTTCATGCCCAAGCTCTAGCAGCCGATCTACTACACCAGCACCCAAGCCGCCAACATCAATGGCAACTTGATCTGGCTTTTCGTTTCTAATCATCGTGTGAACAATGCCTGCGACTTCCATCGTGGACTTGTTCTCAAATGTCTCTAGGTAGTAAGCGGATCGGCCCTTGCGCCTAACAATCGCTGTACGGTCATCGCCGAACCTAGCCGGGTCAACGCCAATAATTAGCGGCCCCACTGCTAGCTCTTTGTGTTGCCTAGCCTGCACCACCAGCTCTGGCGCTATTAGGCTATCGCCTCCCGTTACTTGGAAGGCTTCCTGCGCTGTCATCGGGTACTCTTGCCGGAAAGCAAAAATACCGTCTATGCCATCGGCAGATAGCTCTGCAACCTTGGATCGCCTAAACGCCAGCTGCTCCAGATCGAGGCCATACAACGCTATCAGCGCGTCCTCTTCTTCTGTTGTCGAGAAGTTTTCAGCAGGCTTGCGGTATTCGTCCTGCCAATACCACGGCACAAATATGGCTTGGAACGGGCTAAGCCCAGCTTCCGCTTGCTGCCACTGCTGATAGAAGTAGTTACCCACTCCATTTGCCGTGGACTCTAAAATAATTTCTGTGTCTCGCTCGTCTGGTACGGCCTGCAATATGCCTTTGGCGTGTTCTGACGCATTAGGCCAATACGCTACCTCGGAGCCGTGGAAGTACTGAATCGTTGTTCCACGACCAACACTTTTGTTCCCGGCTGTCCCTACCTTGTAGCCGGAGTCTAGCTTGTCAAAGCTAAGCTCCTTCTGGTTACTGGCACCCGTAGACGGCTTCATAAACTCTGGCGCGCCCTGGTGGTATCGCTCTACCATCTCAAACAGCGCGGAGGTTGAGTCAGCCTCATGGGTCAGTATGAAAGCCCTCACGCCATTCCTGTGCGTTGTCTTCCAGTAATACCGACCCTCGACGTATGTTGATACGCCCTGCTGACGCCCCTTTAGGATGATCGCTCTCACCTGCCCGGTTTGGCGCTTCTGCTCCTCGATACAATCGTTAATGTAACGCTGGGCTTTGTTCAGCAGTAGGTTCTTGATCTCGCCTGACTTTGACCGGACTGTTAAGACGTTGCGAGCATAAAACTCGAAATCATCTTTTAGCTTCAGCCGGGTTAGCTCAAGTTGGCTAGCCATTCCTCTTGTGATATCTCCTTCACTGACGCCTTGATTTCAGTAGACGCCAACCTAGCGTGTACATAAGGCGCGGCTGCTTTTGCGGCATCAATACGATGTCGTATATCTTCCCCGCCGTTTTGGTAGATCGAGGCGAGGTATTCGAGTGGGGATAACCCACCGTTTGCGGTTACGCGCTCGATCTGTGCTTTTGAGGATTTACTAAAGCTGCCCTTCGGACGGCCCCTACCCCTTTTGGGAGGCTCTGACACGTCATGCTCGCTATCATCATCGTAGCGATCATCGTCATCGTCATCGTAATCCCTAGACATAGCCTGAGTCCGGGCCTTTGTCGCTTAAAGTGCGGCGCTGCATTGGCATTGGGGGCACCTTGGGTTTTGCGCGCTTCAGCAAGCCCTTTACTGCGGTCGTGGGAACGCCCATTGTTTGCTGTGCCTTCTGGGTCAGTGCCGCCGGTAGCATTTGCCCGCCAGCCATTGCCGCGCCCTGAGAAGCACCCGCTGGCGCTCTTGGTGCGGTCATGGAGTATGGCATTGCACCCCCGTATGTGGTGTTGTAATTACTCACGAAGCCCTCCCTCGATAAGCCTGTCTAATTTATTACTGATCGCTTTCAGATCCTCGCGCATCTCTTGCCGCATAGTCTCCCGATCTGCCCTCTCCTGCTGTAACCGCTGGTGGTGCTCAACTGTCAAAGATGCGACATCGCGCTCTACAACATTGATAGCTACCGCATTCAGAGCCACCCCTTCAGAGACAGCCGTAAATGCAATCACCCCAGAAAACACTAGCCCGGCGGTCATTACGATATCCCCCCAGCTAATCGAGGGGTCTACAGAAAATTTCACTTGTTTTTGCCCCCATTAGCAAAACGCTCCATTGCCGGGCCTACCACCTTGTCTAGGTGCGGCGCTGCAAAGTAAAAGCTCAATATCAACATTACGGCTCCTGTCATGCTGTCTCCGTGTTCCTTGGTGATTTCACTGGCTTCTTTCATTCTGGCGGCGATTTCTGGCTCGCTGAATACCGCCGCTGTGACCATCACCCAGCCGAATACATATTGAAGCAACCAGATAAACGTAATTGAGCAAGCTATAAGCCTGCGCGCTAATGATTGGCCGCTAGTGGAGCGCATCCACTCGATGACCATAGACCGTGCTTTCTGACGCTCTAATGCAGCGTCCCCGGCCTTCTCCTCGTCGGTGTATACCAAAGCATCCAAGCTATTGGATATACCCTCTACAGCCGCTCCTATGGCCTTCTCAGAGCCAAAGATTCTTCCTAGCAACGTACCTACTGCCATTACTTATCGTCCTGCACGGGGTCATAGCAAGCCAAGTACCGTGCTCCGCATTCATTGCAGGCATATACGGTTTTCACAAACTCGTGGCTAGTCTCTGTTTCAGCGTCCGCAATAGACTCCAAACTGCCGGAGCAATACCAGCATCCAAGCTCTTCACTCATCATCGAAGAACTCACCGAATACATCTGACTCAGCAGATTCAAGAATCGGGAACAGGTAACCGCAAACCGCACAGCTCATCACATGCAGCTTGCTATTGTTTTCGTCAGCCTTCCAACTGAACAAGGCACCCTCGCAATTGCCACACTCGACGATCGTTAAATCTAGCTCGGTAACTTTCTGGCCCTTCTTGCCGCCTTCGATACCGACAAGATCGCCCACTACTCTTCTCTGGCCCTACGGATGT